ATGGCAACGACGAACGCATTCTGTCTGGCGTCACCGCCACTGGCACGCATCTGCCTTCACGGGGATTTGCAACGATTTGGCCGCCGCCTCAGCCTGTATGTGAACACGGCAGCGGAAGCCATCCGTGCCCTGTCGTTACAGGTGCCGGGCTTTCGCCGTCAGATGAACGAAGGCTGGTACCAGATACGTATTGCCGGTGATGACACGGCACCGGAGGCGGTGTACGCCCGTCTTCACGAACAGCTGGGTGAGGGAACGGTCATCCACATTGTGCCGCGACTGGCCGGAGCCGGAAAGGGCGGACTGCAGATTGTGCTGGGGGCGGCAGCCATCGTGGGCTCTTTCTTCACGGCCGGTGCCTCGATGGTGTTATGGGGTACAGCCCTGAGTGCCGGCGGTTTTTCTGCCACCACGATGCTGTTTTCACTGGGGGCCAGCATGATACTGGGCGGTGTGGCCCAGATGCTGGCCCCGAAGGCAAAAACACCGGATTACCGCGCAACGGATAACGGCAGACAGAACACGTACTTTTCCTCGCTGGATAACATGATTGCCCAGGGGAACCCGATGCCGGTGCCTTACGGGGAAATGCTGGTTGGCTCCCGCCGTATATCCCAGGACATCAGCACCCGTGATGAAGGCGGGGGCGGAAAGGTCGTGGTTATCGGGCGGCAGGGGTAAAAAGAATAAAAAAATCCCGCAGTGATCGCGGACAGGAACTGCGGGAGAGTTACGAAGATTAAGTGTAAGGAATTATTCTTATATCACGACAAAAAAATTAACGCAGAGAAATTATACGCGCCACAGTCAGTTTGTGAAAATGTGAAGATATTCAGAATTTTTATGCCATTACCGGTTTTAACCAACAGGATTATCGGTGGGCATGAAAGAAAACCCCGGTATCTGCTGATACCGGGGTTTCTCTTTAGCATGGCAGAAATGTGTTTCATGCTTTTCGGGCGAAGGATATCCGACTTCTGTACGGAATGGCAAGTGGCGGTTAATTTATTCAGGGGAAGGCTGTATGGGAAAAGGTGGCGGTAAGGCACACACGCCTCGTGAGGCGAAGGATAATCTCAAATCCACGCAGATGATGAGTGTGATTGATGCGATTGGTGAGGGACCGATAGAAGGTCCGGTGAAGGGACTGCAGAGTATTCTGGTGAACAAAACCCCGCTGACGGACACGGACGGTAATCCCGTGATACACGGTGTGACTGCGGTCTGGCGTGCCGGGGAGCAGGAGCAGACACCACCGGAAGGCTTTGAGTCCTCCGGAGCTGAAACCGGACTGGGCGTGGAAGTGACGAAGGCAAAACCGGTGACGCGCACCATTACGTCCGCGAACATTGACCGCCTGCGGGTTACCTTCGGGGTGCAGTCACTGGTGCAGACCACGTCAAAGGGCGACCGTAATCCTTCCTCTGTCCGGATTCTGATTCAGTTACAGCGTAATGGCCGCTGGGTGACGGAAAAGGATGTCACCATTAACGGCAAGACCACCTCGCAGTTCCTGGCCTCGGTGATTCTGGATAATCTGCCTCCCCGGCCCTTTAACATCCGGATGGTCAGGGAGACGGCGGACAGCACCACGGACCAGCTGCAGAATAAGACGCTGTGGTCGTCATACACCGAAATCATCGATGTGAAACAGTGCTACCCGAACACGGCCATTGTGGGGCTGCAGGTGGATGCGGAGCAGTTCGGCGGCCAGCAGATGACGGTGAACTACCATATCCGCGGTCGCATCATCCAGGTGCCGTCAAACTATGACCCGGAAAAACGCACGTACAGTGGTATCTGGGACGGCAGCCTGAAACCGGCATACAGCAACAACCCGGCCTGGTGTCTGTGGGACATGCTGACTCACCCGCGCTACGGCATGGGAAAACGTCTGGGGGCGGCGGATGTGGACAAGTGGGCGCTGTATGCCATCGGGCAGTACTGCGACCAGACGGTCCCGGATGGTTTCGGGGGGACCGAGCCGCGGATGACCTTTAATGCGTACCTGGCACAACAGCGTAAGGCGTGGGACGTTCTCAGTGATTTCTGCTCTGCGATGCGCTGTATGCCGGTATGGAACGGCCAGACGCTGACGTTCGTTCAGGACCGTCCGTCGGATGTGGTGTGGCCGTACACCAACAGCGATGTGGTGGTGGATGATAACGGCGTGGGTTTCCGCTACAGCTTCAGTGCCCTGAAGGACCGGCACACGGCAGTGGAGGTGAATTACACCGACCCGCAGAACGGCTGGCAGACCTCCACGGAACTGGTGGAAGACCCGGAAGCCATACTGCGCTACGGACGCAACCTGCTGAAGATGGACGCGTTCGGCTGTACCAGCCGCGGTCAGGCCCACCGTGCCGGGCTGTGGGTGATAAAGACCGAACTGCTGGAAACGCAGACGGTGGATTTCACGCTCGGGTCACAGGGGCTGCGTCACACACCCGGTGACATCATTGAAATCTGTGATAACGACTATGCCGGGACCATGACCGGCGGACGTGTCCTGTCCATCGATGCCGCCAGCCGTACCCTGACGCTGGACCGGGAGGTGACACTGCCGGAGACCGGCACGGCCACTGTTAATCTGATTAACGGCAGCGGTAAGCCGGCGAGCGTGGCCATCACCGCACACCCCGCGCCTGACCGGATACAGGTCAGCACCCTGCCGGATGGTGTGGAGACATACGGTGTGTGGGGACTCTCCCTGCCGTCACTGCGTCGTCGCCTGTTCCGCTGTGTCTCCATTCGGGAAAACACGGACGGCACGTTCGCCATCACGGCGGTGCAGCACGTACCGGAAAAAGAAGCCATTGTGGATAACGGGGCCAGCTTTGAGCCGCAGTCAGGCAGCCTGAACAGCGTTATCCCACCGGCAGTGCAGCACCTGACGGTGGAGGTGAGTGCAGCTGACGGTCAGTATCTGGCACAGGCGAAATGGGACACGCCGCGGGTGGTGAAGGGTGTGCGCTTCAGTCTGCGTCTGACCAGCGGAAGCGGAGAAGACAGCCGTCTGGTGAGCACCGCCATCACCGCAGACACGGAGCACCGTTTCAGTGGTCTGCCGCTGGGGGAATACACCCTGACGGTGCGGGCCATTAACAGCTACGGCCAGCAGGGCGAACCTGCGACCACCACCTTCCGGATTAACGCGCCTGCAAAACCCGCCACCATTGAGCTGACGCCGGGGTATTTTCAGATAACGGCGGTCCCGCGTCTTGCGGTGTATGACCCGACGGTACAGTTTGAATTCTGGTTCTCAGAAAAACGCATCACGAACACAGCACAGGTGGAAAAATCTGCCCGTTATCTGGGGACCGGCAGTCAGTGGACTGTCCAGGGGAGCCGGATTAAGCCGGGGACGGATTTCTGGTTTTACGTGCGAAGCGTCAACCTGGTGGGAAAATCTGCTTTTGTGGAAGCCAGCGGGCAGCCCAGCAATGATGGTGAAGGGTATCTGGAAATTTTCCGGGGGCTGATAGATGAGACGCTTCTGGGTCAGGCACTGAAAGAGCGCATTGATGCTTCAGCGCTGCGTACGGAGGTCACGCAACTGGAAGAAGACATCCGTCAGCGGATGGACACGGATATCGCAGAAGTGACCCGGAAAATCGGGGAGGCGGAAAACAGCCTCACGCAGCTGGTTGCGAAAAAGAATGAGGACCAGACACTGGCCATCGCGCAGGTGAGCCAGAAAGTGGACCGGGTGAGCAGTGAAATCTCACAGACTGTCAGCCAGGGGCAGTCAGAAAACGCCCGACAGATAGCACAGGTCCGCCAGTACGTGGATAAAAAAGGGAGTGAAATTACCTCGACCACGGATAAAAAACTGGGTGACCAGGCCGTGACCATACAGCAAATCCAGCGGGTTCAGTCAGACACGCGCAATGAGCTGAATGCCATGTATATGCTGAAGGTGCAGAAAACAAAAAACGGTATTCCCTATGTGGCCGGGATTGGTGCGGGGATTGAGGATGTTGATGGTCAGACGCTGAGCAGTATTCTGCTGCAGGCCGATCGTATCGCGATGATTACCCCGGAGAATGGCAACACCACGCCGCTGTTTGTGGCGCAGGGGAATCAGCTGTTCATGAACGACGTGTTCCTGAAGCGACTGTTTGCGGTGAGCATCACGTCATCCGGCAATCCTCCGACGTTTTCCCTGACGCCGGATGGCAGGCTGACAGCCCGCAATGCGGATATCAGTGGAGCCATCACGGCGAATACCGGCACGCTCAATAATGTCACCATTAACGAGAACTGTGTCATCAGAGGGAAACTGTCTGCAAACCAGATTGAAGGCGATCTCGTTAAAACAGTGGGTAAGGCTTTCCCCCGTGGCTCCCGTGCACCGGAGAGGTGGCCATCAGGGACCATTACCGTCAGGGTTTATGACGATCAGCCGTTTGACCGGCAAATTGTTATTCCGGCGGTGGCATTCAGCGGTGCCAGACATGAGCGGGAGAATAACGATATTTATTCGTCATGCCGCCTGATAGTACGGAAAAACGGTGCTGAAATTTATAACCGTACCGCGCTGGATAATACGCTGGTTTACAGTGGTGTTATTGATATGCCTGCTGGTCGCGGCCACATGACGCTGGAGTTTTCTGTATCAGCATGGTGGGTAAATGGCTGGTATCCCACAGCAAGTATCAGCGATTTGCTGGTTGTTGTGATGAAGAAAGCCACTGCAGGCATCACGATTAGCTGAATTTTATAACCCCAATACGGGCGCCAGAAATGGCGCCTTTTTTATTGCAGAAAAGCGAGAGGTAATTATGCGTAAATTATGTGCTGTTATTCTGTCCGCAGTAGTCTGGCTGGTTGCCGCTGGTACGCCAGCGAGCGCAGCAGAGCATCAGTCCACACTAAGCGCCGGGTATCTTCAGACCCACACTGATATGCCAGGCAGCGATAATCTGAACGGGATTAACGTGAAATACCGTTATGAGTTTACGGACGCGCTGGGGCTGATTACGTCCTTCAGTTATGCCAATGCTGAGGATGAGCAAAAAACGCACTACAGCGATACCCGCTGGCATGAAGATTCCGTGCGTAACCGCTGGTTCAGCGTGATGGCGGGGCCATCTGTACGCGTGAATGAATGGTTCAGTGCTTATGCGATGGCAGGTGTGGCTTACAGCCGTGTGTCGACGTTCTCCGGGGATTATCTCCGCGTAACTGACAACAAGGGGAAAACGCACGATGTGCTGACCGGAAGTGATGACGATCGCCACAGCAACACGTCTCTGGCGTGGGGAGCTGGCGTGCAGTTTAACCCGACCGAATCCGTGACCATTGATATTGCTTATGAAGGTTCCGGTAGTGGCGACTGGCGAACGGATGCATTTATTGTTGGTATCGGATACCGTTTCTGACAACAGACGCCGATTTATCTTCTGTAAATATTGTTATGATACGCAGGTTCATCCGCCTTATGGGGTGAACTGCGTTTGAGGAAACGTAAAGTTACACTGTCCTGAAGCCCGTGGCGTCACTGCTGCGGGCTTTTTTTATTGGTGGAAAAGTATGACAGTAAAAATTTCTGGCGTGCTTAAAGATGGCACAGGAAAACCAGTACAGAACTGCACCATTGTGCTGAAGGCCAGACGGACCAGCAGCACGGTGGTGGTGAACACGGTGGCCTCTGAAAATCCGGATGAAGCCGGGCGTTACAGCATGGATGTTGAGTATGGCCAGTACAGCGTCACCCTGCTGGTTGAAGATTTTCCGCCTTCACATGCCGGGACCATTACCGTCTATGAAGGTTCCAGACCAGGTACGCTGAATGATTTTCTCGGTGCCATGACGGAGGATGATGCCCGTCCGGAGGCACTGCGCCGTTTTGAGCTGATGGTGAATGAAGTGGCACGTCATGCCGGAGCATCATCACAGAGCGCAGCGGCAGCAAAGAAATCCGAAACGGCAGCGGCATCATCGAAGAACGCGGCGAAAACCTCAGAAACGAATGCAGCTAACAGCGCACAGGCGGCAGCGGCCTCGCAGACTGCATCGGCAAACTCCGCGACAGCAGCCAAAAAATCAGAAACCAACGCGAAAAATAGCGAGACAGCCACAAAGGCCAGCGAAAAAAACGCAAAATCCAGCCAGACGGCAGCGAAAACCAGTGAGACGAATGCCAAAGACAGTGAAGCCAACGCAAAGGTGAGCGAAACAGCGGCGGCGAACTCGGCGAAAGCATCGGCAGCAAGCCAGACGGCAGCAAAAGCAAGTGAAGATGCTGCCAGAGAATACGCAAACCAGACAGCAGAGCCGTACAGATATGTTTTACAGCCGCTGCCGGATGTGTGGATACCCTTTAATGATTCGCTGGATATGATTACGGGCTATTCTCCGGGTTATAAAAAAGTGAAGATTGGTGATAATGTGGTTCAGGTTGCCAGTGATAAACAGGTTAATTTCAGTCGCGCATCAACGGCAACATATATCAACAAATCTGGCGAACTGAAAACGGCGGAAATTAATGAGCCACGATTTGAGTGTGATGGCCTGCTTATTGAGGGGCAAAGAACGAACTTCTTCCCGAACAGTACAGACCCTTCGAAGTGGAATAAGTCAACTTCACTGGACGTTACAGAAACAGGCACAGATAGTTTCGGGTTTAATTATGGCCGGTTTGTCGTACAGGATTCGATTGTTGGTACAAGTAAAGCGCATACCATTATCGGACTGTATTCGAGTACCGGAGGGGTTGATACTTCAGGGGACGAAAAGTATGTAACTATATCCTGTCGGGTAAAAAGTGAAGTTGATAATATCGCCGTTCGTATTTTATTTGAACATTATGATGGGGAGGTAAGGACATCAATAGGAGCAGCAAACCTGAACCTTACCACCCGCATAATTAGCAAGACAGGTCAGACAAGCCGTGTTACAGCAAGGTCTGTTAAGGATGATGCAACTGGCTGGATATTTTTTGAGGCTACATTAAAAGCAGATACAACAGAAAATACGGTTGGTGGTTTTGTCCAGTATTCTCCGGATACAGGGCAGATGGTTGCATCAGGGGATTATCTCGATGTAACCACTCCACAGATTGAGGCTGGTACAGGCGCATCATCTTTTATTGTTACGGGGACGGCACCGGTAACGCGGGCAAGCGATATGGTTACAGTTCCGATTAAGAATAATCTTTATAATCTTCCTTTTACGGTTCTTTGTGAGGTACATAAGAACTGGTATAAAACGCCAAATGCAGCACCGCGTGTTTTTGACACATACCGGCATCAGGCAGATGCGGGGATCGTAATGGGGTTTGGTTCATCAGGTGGGTACGACGGTTTTCCGTATTGTGATATAGGTGGTTCAGACCGACGAATAAATGAAAATGCCGGGCTGGAAAAAATGCTTATTGGTATGCGGGTAAAGTCCGAACGGTCCACATGTGTAGTCAGTAACGGTAAGTTAAGCAGCGAAACTAAAACCAAATGGGAATATATCCGGAGTACAGCAACCATTCGCATTGGTGGACAAACTACAGCAGGATTACGCCATTTATTTGGGCATGTGAGGAATTTTCGTCTCTGGCATAAAGAGCTAACAGATGCGCAGCTTGGGGAGGTTGTGGAGTGAGAGATTTCACGTTGCGTTTCAGTGATAAAGCAGATTTCAGGGCATTTCTCAGGAAACTTAACTGGGAAGAGGACGAAGAGCTGCAGAATGCCGTTCTGGTTGATGAGATTGGTTTTACGTTCAGTGAGTCAGGTGTTTCTGCTGACGGGGAGCCTGAATACACGCGAGACGAAGGGTACTTTGTTAATATCCGTCTTCTTGACGATGGATTTGATGATTCCGTGTTCCGTGAGTGGGTGGTTACACCAGAGCGCCCGCTCAGGGAGTGGTTTTAAGGATAGCAGATGGATATCACGTCGATACTTCATGCGCTTTGTGCCGTAGCGGTGCAGGTACTGGCTGGTCTTTTTACCGGAAACTGGGCTTACGGGGCGATAGCCGGTTGTACGTTCTTCATTGCGCGTGAACACACCCAGGCAGAATATCGCTGGATTGAAATGTTCGGGCATGGCAAGCGGATTAACATGCCGTGGTGGGGCGGTTTTGATCCACGTGCATGGGATGTGGCAAGCCTGATGGATTTTGCTGTGCCGGTGGTGGCGTGTCTGCTGGTCTGGCTGTTGGTTAATCGTGGGTGAAAAAGGTGAGCAGTATATGCAACGAAGGAGGAAACATCATTGCTGGCGGCATGGAAGGCATGCAGGGTGTTGCTGAACCGTGTTGATACATCAACTGCACCTGATATTGAGTGGCCTACGAACCCTGTCAGGGAGTAATCATTGGGATTATGCCGCAGCACGTCTTAAGCAAGAACGTGCTGCGGTTGGATG